GGTATTCTCTGGAACAGATGCAGGGATCATCGCTGGTAACCTAAGTCTAACAACAAATACTAACTCAACATCTAATACTACTGGAGATTTGGTAGTAGCAGGTGGTGCTGGTATTGGAGATGATGTTAATATTGGTGGTTCAGTAGATATTGATACCAACCTAACTGTTCATGGTACAACCCTCCATGATGATAATATTGTTATTCAAGGTGCTTCTAAGGTTCTACAATTAAACAATGGTTCTGGTACTAATCGTATTGAACTACAAAGCACTACAGGTAATGCATCATTCTATGGTGTTGTTGATATAACTAACAATCTTAATATTAATTCTAACAAATTTAATGTTGTAGCAGCATCTGGTAATACTGCTATTGCTGGTACTTTAACAGTATCTGATGCTACTACTATTAAAGCAGATGGTAAGTACTTTAAAATTCAAACTGCTAATGCCACAGATAAGTTTACAGTTGATACAGATAATGGTGACACCAATACTGAAGGTAAATTAAATGTTGCAGACCTAGTTCATATTGAATCAACAGACAATCCTAATATTGTATCTGGTGCTCCACATACAATTGGATCTGCTGACTATGGTGCATTAAGAGTAGATGGTGGTGGATACTTTGATAAGGACGTTCTGTTTAATGGTGACTTATATCTAAACGGTGACTTTAACCAGCAAGAAGACGCAACTGAGAACTACGGTTTAAGAAACTACCTATCTGTCAGATATAAATTACGTACTGGTTCTGTTGCTGCATATACACCAAGTTATTCAAATCATAACACCTCTAACTTAAGAGTCTTTGGTGGTGCTGGTGTTAACACTTCACTACACGTTGGTGGTACAGGATCTGGAGAAGGTTTCTTTGTAGGTAAGAAAAATAATGGTGATTCAATTAAGTTCCAAGTTCTAGGTGCTTCAGGAGATATTACATCTGAAGGTGATCTAGTACAAAATGGTAATTCAGAATTTAATGGTACTGTTGATGTTGATGCAGACTTTGCTGTTCGTTCTGGTACAACAGATAAATTCTTTGTTGATAATGCTACTGGTGATACAAATATAGAAGGTACATTAACTGTTGATGGTGCAGCAGAATTAAATTCAACATTGAATGTTGATGCTGGTGCTACATTCCAAGACAATGTAACTATCAATGCTGACAATAAGATGTTCAAAATACAGAACAATAGTTCTGCAGATAAGTTTACAGTTGATACGGATAATGGTAATACAGAAACACAAGGAACATTAACAGTACAGGGTCAAACAAATATTATTGATTCACTTATAATTAATGCTGCTAATGAAGTCTTTGATGTTCAAGATGGTTCTGCTAATAGTAAGTTTTCAGTAGATACTGATAATGGTAATACAAATATCATTGGTACATTAACCGTTGGTGATGCTACACAGATCAATGATACATTTGGAACATCTGGTGTTAATACATTCACTAATAACACAGAGCAAACTTTAACAGGTTCATATGGTGCTGATGGTGCTGCAAGATTTACTGGTGGTGTTGGTATTGCAAGAAATCTAGCAGTTGGTGGTGCAGCTAGAGTTTATGGGAATACAGAATTAACTGGTACTTTAGATCTCAATAATGATGCTGATATTTCAGGTAATTTAGTTGTAAGTAATACACAAGATGCATCATCTCTTGCAGATAGTTCAGTTGCTCTTCAAGTTTCTGGTGGTGCAACGATTGATAAGAACACATATGTTGGTGGAAACTTTGTAGTATATGATGCTGGTAATACACGTTCTGCCTTTACTGTTACTAACAGTACAGGTGATGGTGAATTCCATAATGACCTTACAGTTGGAGGTAACTTAATAGTCAATGGATCAACAACTACTGTCAATAGTACGGTCACAACTCTCGATGACCCTATTATTACTTTGGGTGGTGACACAGCACCATCGTCTAACGATGCTAAGGATCGTGGTGTTGAGTTCCGTTACTACGACGGCTCTGCTAAAATTGGGTTCTTTGGATATGACAGATCAGCAAACCAATTCTCATTCGTAACAGATGCAACTAATACTTCAGAAGTATTAGCTGGAACGGATGGTGCTCTTAGAGCTGGTTCTTTAAATCTTACTGGTGGTGGTACTTCACTTGATGTAGATAACAATGCAAACATTGATGGTACTCTAACAGTTGATGGTCAGTTTATATCAAATTTAAGTACTGGTACTGCTCCATTCTCGATAGCATCTACCACTAAGGTTAACAACTTAAACGTTGATTACCTTGATAATATGACAACTGCAAGTGCTAATACAGCATCTACAGTTGTTAATCGTGATGCTTCTGGAGACTTTGCTGCTAATCAAATCACTGCTGCTAGTGGTACTGGTGCAGGTGCTGGATTCTTAGGTAACGCATCTACTGCTGATACTTGGAAGACTGCTAGAGTATTAACAATTGATGGTGTTGTAAATGGCAATGTATCTATTGATGGTAGTGCTGCTGTTACTCTTACAACTACTTACGATGATGATGATATAACTGCACTTGCTGCACAGTCTGGTACTGGGTATATGGTCAGGACTGCTCCTAACACTTATGCTCATAGAACATTTAGTGTGACAGCATCTTCTGGTATTACTCTTACAAACGCTGATGGAATATCAGGTAACACAACAATTAACGTTGCTTCTGCAAGTACAAACGCTGCAAATAACTTAGTCATTCGTGACGGATCTGGTGACTTTGCTGCTAATGAGATTACTTCAG